ATCTTAATCCAATCAGACTTGCTCAACTCCTTATCCTTCGGAGGCGCTAATCTGATCAATATCTTCGCTAATTCTTGGGTATTTGTATTTTTCATTTTAATTCCTTTAATTAATTATTTACAGTTTACTTTATTCTTTAATTCATGTAAAGTGAATTATCGACAAATAATAAAAAAACTTTAGGAGAAAAAATGACTACAGGAGAATTAACTAGAATACTTGGGGTTTCACCGCCTACTATTAAAAATTGGATAGCTTTAGGACTTCCATTTGAAAGAGAAGGCTATACATATAATTTTGACATATTAAAGGTCAAGATATGGCTTATGGAAAGACAAGAGGATAGCAAGTTTGCCAGCTTCTATAAAATATTAGCTGATAAAATCTAAAGGGATGTATGCACAGTAAAGCTATTTTCCTAGAAAGTTTATATTCCTGTGTCTATTGTCTAAATGATGTTTGGGAGTCTGAACCCCATTGCTTAATAGAAGAAGGCGTAAAGGCTAGTTGCTGTGATTGTGCTTTTATTCATGGCCTTTGGTCCGAGAAAGAGTATCTAAAATATAGGTGGTATTTTGTTGCTACAAAAATGAAAGCTGGAATTAATCCAGAAACAAGAGAAGTTGAGACAACAAGCAAAAACTCTAAATTTACTTGGGAAAAAGTCGATAAAGATTATCGCGCAACATTAGAATACAAAACTTGGCGCACCAGTGTTTTTAAGAGAGATTTATACACTTGCCAAGCATGTAATCAAGTAGGTGGGAGGTTAGAAGCTCATCATATAAAGCCATTTAATAAATATAAAAAATTACGATTTGTAGTTGAAAATGGTCTAACACTTTGCCGACCATGCCACTTGAACGTACATAGAAAAGGAAGCAAATGAGAAATAGAATCATTAGGGCCACGTTTTGGCTAAATGAGGAATTGGCGGATTGTGAAGCTTATACTCGTTTATTATTTATTGGTCTTTGGGGCTTTGCAGATCGTGAAGGGTTGTTTGAGTGGAGAGAAAAACAGATAAAAGCATCACTATTCCCCTATGATAATATTAAGATCGATCCTCATTTGTCTAAATTATTAAGCAAGAATTTCATAAGAAAATATGAAGTTGATGGCAAATTTTATGGGCAAATTATTAATTTCTTAAAACATCAATCAATTCACAAACATGAAGCCTCTAGCCAGATTCCAATGCCTCCTACGGTAGATGTAGATACATGTAGAGACATTACTAGTAGTGTATGTACACTCGAACCATGGGTTCGTAGTAATAGTAATAGTAATAGTAATATTAGTATAGAGGACTCAGACCCAAAGATGCCCTTAAAGCTCCCAGATGGAACAGACACTAAACATGTAAGGATTACGAAAGAACAATCTAATAAATTAAAAGATAGATATCGTGAGGAATTAGATATTCACAACTGGATGGATTATCTTAAAAAGGCAATTGAGAAATTAGATTCATATTTGGAAAGAAATTCTAAAAAACGAAAAGAGTATAAAGATCATTACTTGGTTTTTTTAGATTGGGTTTTAACCGATACAAAAAAGAAGGTTCAAGAAGATATAAGTTACAAAAGGGACATTAAAATAAAAGGAAATAATTAGATATGCAAAGCCCCACGATTAACAAATTACCCGTTAAAACTCTTTCAGAGATTGTAATAAATGCTAAAACTAAATGGGTAAATTATACCCCTTGGTTAACAGATGGCTCACTTAACATGCTTTTTGCTCCGACTGGGATGGGAAAGTCTCATTTCGCTTTTAACTTGGGATTAGAAATAGCAAAGGGCGGATCATGGCTAGGTAACCCATGCCCAAAAGGAAAAGTTCTTTATATCGATGGTGAAATGGGGGGCGATACTTGGGTAAAAAGATTAATGAAAGGTATGGTTGTTGGCTCAGTAGAAGATAATTTCCACATGTTATGCCCAGAAAATTTCAAAGATTATACAATCCCTACTCTAGCAAGTCATAAGAACCACGCCAGATGGATTGAAACATGTAAAGATTATGATGTTATAATTATAGATAATTATCTTACATGCTGTATGCCTACCGATTCTAGAATGTCAGATATAGAAATATTTTTAACCGTTAAAGATTTATTAGTAACCTTGAAAGTTATGGGGAAGGCTGTAATAATCGTTCATCATACCAATAAAGCAGGCAACGATCAGCATGGAACCTATCTTAAAGAGGTGTGGATGGATATCACCATCAGATTAAAGCAATTTGCAATCCAACACTTAGAGAACGGCCTCACTTGGGAAATTAAGTTCATAAAAGATCGTCATGATTACTATGGAACAGGATTTGAACATCTTATGGATATAGTTTTTGCAGATGAGGGGGTTTTTACCTATATGAGAGACTTAGAACAGGAAAGAAATAATCTCATTACAAGATGGCTCAGAGAAGGATGGTTAGATGAAGAAATTATAGCAAGGTTGGATGTCAGAAAGGGCATGATTCAACAAATAAAAAGAAATATTAAAAACGAAGCAAACGACGAGGACATAATATGATAATAAAAATGAACATTACTGGCGATTATTCAAAAGAAGATGATGTGAAGTTAAATGGTATAAAATTAAGCCCTGATGAAATATCTCTTCTCACTTATGCACTAGCCAAGCATAGACAAGGTAGAAAATTTGAAAATCTTTTATATCTTGATCAGGTAGAAGTTTTGTATTGGGCGGTCGGCTATGGTCTTGAACAACCTTTAGAAATTCCAAATTTAAAGTATTTATTAAGAATAATCGTTATAAAGGAATTATTTAATCGATATCTTAATAATTTTACACCAGAACAATTAGAAGCTAAGATCACAGAAGAAATGCTTATTGGTTTTAGAATGCTTAAAGAAGCTTTTCCAAGGGAAGTTTAATGCAAACAGAATCAGATATTAGAAATGCAATCGGGAAGGAAATTTTTAAATCCTTCCCACTTACAGAAGCAGTAAAAAGGATTAACAGTCTCGACACGACCCTAGAAGTTATGTCACAATGTCTTAAGCTTGGCATTGATTGCCCCATAGCATGGGCCGAGGTCGAAAAGGTTGTGCAAGAACCCGATGACTTTTGGATTTGGTGCATGGGCGAGGCTTGGAAGCAATGTGGCGAGCCAGCCAAGGTTAATATATGCAGTACTTTACTAATGAAAGAGCTAGCAATCAAGATAGGCAGAGAAGCACTACTAACAGCTTATCAGGATGGGCATTAAACAAATAAAAACATGGCAAGGTTTAATTTTAATCTAAAAACAATAGTAGACCATAGGAAGCCAAGCAAAACGGCCTATAAGTAAAATATGAAGCTCGAAATTGAAGTAAACGATCAGGTGGTAAAAGCATTAGATATCTTACATCAATTTACTGGATTGTCATTAGAGGAATGTGCAGTTAGATCAATCGTTCAAGGAATCCAAGCCGTTCAACATGAAATAGCTTTCCACAAAGCCCGTAAAATCAACAACGAAACAACAACTAAGGCGCTTCAATGAGGCCAAAAAAACAGGCGATTTCTAAGAAAAAAAAGACCACAAAAGGTAAGTACAAATTACCACAAAAATCATCATGTAAAGACTTAATAATCTATAAAGATTATATTCAAGACCCAAGAAAGCTAGAGGCAATAAAGATACTTGCTTTATCTGGCTACAACAGAGACGGCAAAGTTTGGGGAGCTGTAACTAAGGCATGTATTGCCGCGGGCGTTAATAGAAAAACTATGTACTATTGGCTTGATGATCCTGATTTTGTTAAGGCAATAACAGAGATTAAAAATGAAATCTTAGCAACTGCAATGAACGGCCTTTGGGAACTCGCAAAAGATGCAGACTTCTCAGCATGTGCTTTCTTAGCTGAAAGACTCGATCACACAATGAGCCTAGAGCATAAGCGCCAGCAAAACAGAATCCAAATGCTCGAACTTGAAGAAAAGCAAAAAGCCCTAACAATTGACAATTACGCCCCACCCACTATCATAATCGAAGCGCCCCAATTAACTAAAGATTATGATAGAAACAAACTCGACTAGAATTGCCCTGCCCTATTGGGCCAATGAAATTCTTAGAGACAAAAGGCATGATCGGTTTGTTGTAACCGGCGGCCTAGGTTGTTTGCGTGGTGATGTTAAGATCAGAACGTTATACGGCCTGAAAAGAATTGACGATCTAAATCAGCCAACGCCTGTTTTATCTTGGGACGAGAAGAATAATCAATTTTGTTATCGTCAAGCCACCGCGTCATTCCAAAAAGGTAAGGGCTATCTTTTCCAAGTTTCAACAGACCAAGGAGAATTTGTTGCAAACGGATTGCACCGGAACCTTTTAACTTCGGGTAACTATCAACGGGTAGATACTCTCTCTGTTGGTGACGAGCTAGCATATTATCATACCCAGAAGGCGACCACTTCGGGCACTTCCCTTTTAAAGTTTCTTTTAGATGATCCGCATTTGATGCAAAAAGTCTTAGATTTGATATATCGTTATGTAGCTTTAGCCCGTCGATATGATCCACGACCTCATGAGGTAAAAGATAGCGCCCTATGTGCTTTTCCATCACTAGGCGATGCTCAAGAATCTTCCCATATTTGCGATCTTTCCGCCTCTTCTGATAGGGATGGTCTATCGGAGCAGTTACTTGGATATAACCCCCCTTGCACATCCTACGACCGCATTTATATGAAGGGTTGTGTTCACCATTTCGGGGAGCTTGTCGAAGCCTCGGAAGGTCAAGTTTTAGCATTAGCTTTTGCACATGCTTTATCGGCCAATCCAGAATCTTTGCAATTTCTCTTGATGTTCTTACCCCATCACATAGAGGAATTAATAAGCCCCGATCATATTTCCAATCGCCTTTTGCAGTCATTGTTGTGTTCTCCTAGTAGTTACGTAAGCTCCAAAGCCACCATCATATCAATAAAGCAATTAGAAGGCAATGACCCCTACTATGATTTAACAGTTGAAGGCACGGCGAACTATATAACAGAGGATGGCACGATTCATCACAACAGCTCAAAGACAACTAACGGCTTACTAACTTTCTTTATAAATATCTTAAACAATCCTCTTGCCAAAATGTGGTGGGTGATTGCTCCCACCCACTCGCGCATTGATGATTCTGTAATCCCTGCTAGTGTCTTTGCCCTCGATCTTATGGGCTTCAAGTCTAATATTCATTACAAGCTGGTAAGATCTAAACCCTCAACTATTCGCATACATTCAACTGGCCAAGAGATTAGATTTATATCGGCGGATAGACCCGATTTAATGGTATCAGCTACGCTAGGCGGGTACTTTATAACTGAGGCATTCCGCATCAAACGTGAGGTATATGAGAACGTAGAATCTAGGGCTAGATCGATAAATGTAGATAGAATCCTAGGCATCTTAGAAGGAACCCCAGAGGGCGATACTTGGGGTAAAGATGAATTTGATATTAACAAATCAGATCCAGTAAGGAAGCTTAGGCGGTTTATACTTCATACTTATGACAATGAGCATAATTTGCATCCGTCATATATCCCTAGACTTCATCAAATCTATGCCCATAACCCCGCACAAATCAGATCATACATTTACGGGGAGTTTAGCAATTTTAGAAGCGGTGACGTATTCGGCCAGTATGTAGAATCAAGAAACGTAATTCCAGATGTAGAAGCCGATCCAATGAGGGAGATAAATATCTGCTTTGACTTTAACGCCTCGCCCTTAACTTGGACGGCATGGCAGAAGATGCCCTATCGAATAGGGTCCACTAGTAGATTAAGGGAAATCTGCATAGCCGAATCAAGCCTTAAGCTTACAGACCTATTTCAAGCCTGCGTGGAGATCGGCCAAGCCTTCCCGTCTGAGGTATTTGGAGAAACTAAGATCAATGTATGGGGAGATAGAACAGGCCACGCCAAGAGCCATAAAGCTAAAGGAACGGACTTTGACAATATTAAGAAATACCTTCAAGAACTTTATAAGGATGTGGAGATCAAAGCCCCAACTCAGATCACGCCAATTAGAGCCTCGGTCGATGTTTGTAATCGCATGTTCTTATATGAACTGATCCTAGTTTGTGAGTCTTGCAAAAATCTTAGGCGCTCATATAATAACACCAAGTGGTCTGATAAAAAAGCTAAGGTGGATATTGAAAAGACCCAAGGCGAAACCCACACCCACCACGGAGATGGAACAAGATATAGATTATGGTGGGAATACAAATCTGCTGATATCAATAACCTTGCAAGTCAAAACATTACAGGCATAAATCTAGTATGAAACTATACGAACACCCAGAATATACAGAGATCAAAGAAGATTATGAACTTTGGCATGAGCTATATGAAGGCGACCAGAAAGAGCTTAAAAAGCCCAAATATTTATGGCCTCATGAGCTTGAGATCAAGAAGGAAGGCGCGGGCATACGTAGGTTAAGAGAACAAAGATCATCATATACCAACTGGGCTGAGGTACTTGTTAGTCTTTGGACTTCAATCTTAATGCGAAAAGATCCTATTATACCTCAAGAGGTAATGACCCTATTAGGTGATCTTATAGATGATGTAGATGGTGAAGGTACAAGCCTAGTAAGCTTTATCAGAGATCAGATCGTGGCTCATACTTTTATTTACGGAAAGCCAATTGTCAAAGTTGATGCCCTTGGCGAAAAGCCTAAATCTTTAGCAGAAGAAAAGGATGCCAAATACCGCCCATTCATGCAGATCATAGACCCTAAGAGCTTTAGAGATTGGAAGCTAGAAAAGAAGGATGTTAAGAACCTTAATAAGCTTCAATTTTGTAGGCTTGAGTATTGCGAATATTCAGAGCGAAATGATGCTACAGACCCTATAGAAGAAATGACCATATCCAAGGTCTACATTATGAGGGAAGGCAAATTAAATATAGATAAATATAAGCTTAAAGAAGAAAACAAGGGCACTAAGAAAGCAGGCGATCCAGAATGGGAGCTAATAGAATCTATTATCATCCCTGATTGGGACGAAATTCCAATTACATTTAGTGAATCAATATCATGGCTCAGAGATGTAAGCCCGCATATACTAAAGTATTACAACACCGAATCAGTAATTGATAACGTTGTGCTAATGCAGGGCCATCAAAGAATCTTTGTCATTGGTGATGTAAGCCAGATGGAAGTTATATCTCTTTCTGAGTCTGGGCTTAATAGTTTGCCACAGGGATCAACTATTGAAGTTATTGAGGCAGGTGATACCGCAGGGGCAGAAAGGCGCTTACAGTCAATCCTAGGGAATATAATCAGAGTAGGACTAAATCAGCTTAAAATGCAAATTGAGGGCCAAGCAGTAGAAAGCGCCGATACTCTTCAACAGGTCAAGGATAATACCATTGGCTTAATTCAAGCAGAACTTGAGAACGTTGAGAACGTGATCAATAAAGCAATTGAGCTATGGGCCAAGTACAAGGGACAAGACGACTTTAAATCTGAGATCGCTTTTAATATTGAGGATGTTAAGGATAATATAGACCAGATTGTTAAGCTTATCATGGTATTTAAAGATGATGTTTCAAGGCTACCACTTGTTAAAGAAAAGCTAATCAATTGGTTTATCAATAAGATGGATTTTGAAGATAAAGACGAGCTTTATCAAGAAGTAGCCGAAATGGTTCAATCCGAGGATCAGGACTTAATTGACTCTATTAATGCAAGGCTATTGGGAGATGTAGCTAATGGCGGTCAAGAGCCTTAAAGAACTTAAAAGCCTAGCAACTAAGGCCGATAAGCTATCATCTAAAGAGATTGACGGCTTTTTAAAACAGCTTAAGCGGTTCTTAGATACTGCCCTTGAGGAAGTAGTAGGCGAAATGATGGACGGCAACAGCGATCCAGCTTTAGCCCTTGGCGGTCTATTAGATGCTATTAAGAAGAAAGGCCTTAGAAAAGAATTAGCAGAACTTGCGACGATCTACAAAGGCGAGCTTAAGAAGGTTCAGACTCAATACAAAGACGTTGGCATTTCTAGTTCTTATCGGGCGATCAATACAGACACCTTAAATGCTCTGATTAAATTTAAAGTAGAAGATATTCAAAATAAATCATTAGAAGTAATAGGTGAATTAAGGCCAAAGATATTAGAGCAAGTCATAATGGGCCAAGCTATAGACTTAACACCATTAAAAGCAATAGTGGCATCTAGACTATTTAATCAGGTTAAAACAGAGCTAAGAACCGCTACATTAACTTTTAATAGAACAGTCACAGTTAGTAGGGCAAAAGAATTAGGATATGAAAAATGGAATTATGTCGGCCCAGATGATGATGTCACGCGCCCATTTTGTCAGGATCTTTTAAGCAGAGATCCCGCTATTTATACTACAGAAGAAATAGAAGAAATGGACAATGATCAAGATTTAGATGTATTCACATCATGTGGGGGTTGGAATTGTAGACATCGATGGGTACCCGTATCTGATGAGCTAGAAGCAGAGCTTAGAGCTGAGGCAGAAGCAAACAAAGAAGCAGAAGAGGAGGACATAGAAGATGACAGTTAAAGTTACTACAAATTTTAACTTTACACTTAAAGTTAAAGAAAAGCTTCAAAATATTGAATTTAAGTTTGGGCGGGCCTTAGAGGATATTAGGTCTAGGCTTGAAATCGACGCAGACGCTGGAAAGGATATTGAAGGAACTCAATTTGTAAAATATAGCGATAAGTATTCAGCTTGGAGAAAAAAGGAAGGCTATCAAACTAGCCCGCCTAATTTAACTATCGAAGGGACTATGCTATCATCAATGAGAACTGATATAAGAAAAGAGGGGGCAAACGTTGTGGGAAGAATTACGGTTAATGATGACTCCAAAAAGGTTGAAGGAATCCTTAAAAAGCGTAAATTCTTTGGGCTATCAGATAAACGATTAGCAGAACTTAAAAAGAAAATAGGAGCAACATGAGCGACGAAACAACAACAGACACTAATAAGATTACAATCGATATCTCAGAGTATAATAGGCTTAAGGCTAGCGATCTAAGAGTTAGCGCCCTTGAGACTGATCTAGGCAAGGAAAGGGAGAAGATCGGGACTTTAACAAGCGAATATGATGCCCTAAAAAAGACTAAGAAGGTCGACGGGCCATCTAAAGAAGATTTAGAGAAAGAAATCAGATCAGCCGTACAAGCTCAGATCGATGAGCTATCCAATAAAACCACAAACTATGAAGCCCGCATAAAAAAGATGCTGGTTACTGATAAAGTGCTAAATGCTTTAGGTGATAAGGTTATCCCAGACGCTAAAAGATACTTAATTCATGACATTGAAAGAGATTGCGAGCTAGAGGGTGATCTAGATAATCCTAGAATCATATTTAAAGATGAAAGAGGTAATAAAATGTATTCATCTAAAAAGGCTGATGAGGATATGGACGTACAAGAATATGTGGAGCGTTTACAGTCCAGAGCGCCATCATTCTTCAAATCAAACACAAGAGGTGCAGAGGGCGACAATGGCAATAAAACCACATCCACCAATAAAACTTCTTTTCTAACTAAAGAAGATGTGGATACTATGTCCCGTGAGGATCTTCATAAGATCGCCAAAGAAAATCCAGAACGCCTAAGAGGTCTAATATAATCATGAGAAAATTAATCCCGTTTCTATTAAGATCAATCTGGGCGCTATCGCTAATTGTA